ATTCCCAGTTTGTCCAGCATTAATATAGATAATGTTGTCTTTAATAGTAGTATTAGTTGACTCAACCGTAGTTGTTGTTCCTTTGACGTCAAGATTTCCGGTAATAGTTACAAGTCCAATTGCAGTACCAGTATCTAAAATGATATTCCCGCCAGATTGAACCTGAAGTCGGTAATCGCTTTGATTAACTTTTAATATTCTTGACATTTTTAATCCTAAATAAGGGGAGGGTTACTCCCCTTATGCATTATTATGCGTTTTCAATTTGGACAACTGATCCACTTGCTGCTGCGAAAGACCATTGTGCAACTTCACCGGTTGCAAATAACCAATCTAAGTCACCACCGTCGTCAACTAAGCGGGTTAACTTTGCTTTATGTGCAGTTAATTTAGTAACATAATATGTGTTACCGTTCGCATCTGTTGCAATAATTGTTGCTTCGCCTGCTGCTGGAGTATCTGCAACTAATGTCACACGGCCTACACCTTGTGCAGTCTTAACAATATACTTCTTGCTTCCAACTTGACGAAGAATATCGCCTAATACTGCTGATGTTCCATCTCCTGAAACATTTCCTGCTGCACCTGCTGCAGGGACCCATGCAGTAATTTGAATAGCGTTTTCTTGATTGGTTACACTACCGACATTACCTGTATCAGTAGTTAATACTGCTGTTTTAGTTGCATTACCGGTCATAGTAATTGCAGGAGCAGAAACATATCCTGAACCTTTTTCGTCAATTGCTACTGCTAACACGCCCCATGTAATGTCAACTCTTAGATTGTTACCGGTGCCGCCTGTTGTAAACATACTAGCAACTGTGCTACCTGGATCACTAACTGCTGTAGCTCCATTATATGCAAGTACAGTATATGAACCGCCGTCTACAAGTTCAACTGTAGTAGCTGCTCCGCCACCATCAACACTTTTAATTCTAAAACTTGCACGAGTAGTATAGGTACCGTCAACTGTTCCAGTGCCACCAGGTAAAGAACCGCTTCCTAATTCTACTAGTTCTTCATCGATATAGCTTCCGCCGCCATTATCAATACTAACTGATTTAACTACCATTGTTACAGTACCAGCTGTTGCAGTTACACCAGTAGGTAAAGTTGGTGCTGCAAAGGTTACTGAAGGAACTGCAATGTAGTTATTGTTTGTTCCACCGATAGTTACACTTGCAACTCCTTGACCGCCAATTCCATAATTGTCAGCGGTTGTGCTTGCGGAACCGACATTGCGGTTACCAAAAAATTTCTTATTTAATGGGCGTCCCATTTGTTTTCTCCTTTAAAACGTTCTAGGTTTACGCAGAGGGATTCTGCATAATTTTAGACAAAGTATTTATCAGATAAAAAGAAAGGACTCCGAAGAGTCCTTTCTAAACGTTCGATAAAGAACAGCTATTAACTGAACTTAACGTTACCGCTAGTGATACCAACAAGACCTAAGTAGTCTGCTGCATTACCAAGAGATGATGCAGTATTTGAAAGTTCAACATAACCATAACGTGTCATGAAGCTAACAACTGGTTCGAAAGTACTTGGATCAAGTACAACACCGCTTGACATTAACGGAATGTATGGGCAGTAGAACGCAGGTGCGTCTGATTCTGAACCACCCTTATAACCAATAAGGATAGAAGCATTGTCAGTTGCATAAGTGTTTACATAAACCTTCATTGAGTTGTTTAAAGTACCAACAAACTTAGTGTTAGTTGGAGCTTCAAAAGTACCTTCAGTTGTACGAGCAAATGCTGAAGTAGTTGCTGATTGAAGGATAGTTAATGCAAATGGGCTAACTACAGCGTAGTTACCTGCACCACGACGAGTACGTTGTGCAATTAAGTTAGAAACACGATTGATTTGAACAGCTAATGCAGCGTGTTCGTCACCAACAAATGTTGCTGTACCAGAAACGTTTGCTTGGTTGTAAGTTTCAATCGGTGATCCTGCAAGAGTTGTTAATGAACCGATGATTTCTTGATCGATTTCAGCGGTAATTTCTTGTGCAAGAGCAGCCATAATTTCTGCTTCAACGTCAATTCCTTGTTGTGATTGAGCATCTTGTGCAGCTTCGAAAGTCCAGCGAGCTGATAACTTACGAGTCTTGGCTTCAACAGTTTGCTTCAAGATTTGAATTGACATTCTCTTACCAGCTGCACCTTCAAGTGTAGCTGTAGAAGCTGCCTTAGAACCTGGATCTGCGTCGTTACCTGAGTAACCTGCTGCAATCTTGAATGGGCTAAGTGCTTCTTCACCTGCTACAACACCTGTTGCGCTATCTGCATAACGAACACGTAATGTATGGATTTGACCAACTGGGCCAGTCATCGGTTGAACACCAACTAATTCGTTAGCAATAACGGTTGGCATAACACGACGGATAACTGGTAAAATAACACGATTTAATGTGGCAACGTTGCCGGCAGAAGTAGCACCAGCAGTTGGGGATTCAATCAAATACTTACGAGTATTTTCAAGGGTTACACCCATTACTGATTTTTTTGTGCCTGATAAGCCTTCTAATAGGGCTTCTTTCGTTTCTGCCCAACGGCCAGTAAGTAGTTCTGACATTTAAATTCTCCTTAAACTTTAAGTCCAGCGAGTTTACGAATTTCGATGATATTATTTTCATCCTCGCTGCTACGATTGGGGTTGGAAATCTTATTTCCGGTTATTTCTTTAGCCTCTACTAGTGCCTGTTTCTTCTGCGGAGCTTTGCCAGCAATTACTGCCGGAAGATACTTTTCAAAACTTTCATTGAGTTTTGAAGTTTTCACACTCTCCATCAATTCATTCATGATCGAACGTTGATCTGCACTTAATGGTGCAAGTAGTTCACTCATAATTTCTTTTCTTTGTTGCGACTCTTTTAATGTCGCAATCTCTGCTTCTTTGCTTTCTAGTATTTTTTCGGCTTTTACAACTGCATTTGCAGCTTCTTTCATTGCCAAATCTTTCATGTCTATGACTTTGAGCAATTTTGCAGTTTCTGATTTTTCATTAAGGTAACTAGCTTGATATTCAGAAGCAAACGCTTCGAATAGCTTACGACCAAATTCCATACGACGAGCTGATTCGATATCTTCTTTTAATGAAGTAATCTCTGATCTTAGTGTCTTATTAACAACACCTTCAACCATTACCGCAGCACGTTGAACAAAATCTTGTTTTACCTTCTTGAGTTGTTCACGTCCTTCACGAACTAAGCGAACTTTAGTTGCTGCTAAGTCCTGTTTGTCTTTATAAAACTCTGTAATTTCTTGAGCTAAAGCTTCAACTACAAATTGTTCTAATGTTCCAAATTTGCCTGCCATAGAAACTTGATCTTCGTGTAGTTCACGAACTTCAGAAGCTAATTGACGAGTAACAAACTCTTTCATTAATTTTGAATCGCTCGACATCTTCTTAGCATACTTTACTTTCATTTCTGCTAATGAATTACGATCATCTACAAACTCAACAATTTCGTCTTTGATTCCATCAGTGATCATACGTTCAACTGCTTCAATCATTACTGACTTGTCATGTTCGTATTTTTGAGCAAATTCTTCTCGTAGTTGTTGAGAAACTTGTTCGCGATTTTCATTGATCTTCGCATCCCAAGCCTTTTCAATTGACTCTTTAATCTCTTCCGAAACCACATTGTTTTCAAATAACGTTTTTAATGCATCCAACATGTGATTCTCCTTATTATTGGAGTTTGCTTATTATTCCTAATAAGCTCTCTTTGAGATATTGTTGTGCTTTTGGATCGCCCTTCACCTCTTGCGCTATGCGAAGAGCATTATAACCACCTTTTGTATTTAAAAGGTGCTCATAAATTGGTGTTGGGTATGCACCAGGAGCACTAGGTTGAGCTACCATATCTACTGTGATAATCTCAAAATCTGAAACTTCACCTGACCCGTCTTCTCTTACGTTGCCGGATCCACGTGAACTTACGCCTAATTTCACACCACTTTCAAGCATGGTACGAATTAATTGTCCCATTGGGGTTGGTAAAATTTTTAATTTACCATAACCATTTGGACCGTCCATCCACATATTTGTTATCATGTGACTAACACGGTCCAAATTTATCTTTAAATCGTCGGGATGATCTACTTCTCCGAGGACTGAATAACCGTTCTGAATCTGATCATTGAGGGTCTTAACAGCCTTGCTAATTTCACTCACAGGATAAACACGCTGATTAGCGTTGCGGATACCGCCTTGTATACAAATTCCACTCATATACAAGTTTTTCCCATCTCTGTCGTCAGATTCAACGACCATCTTTGCTTCGTTGAAACTTAGATTTTCTCGGAGATGTAACATCTTACTTCTTTCCGCCGATTAAACTTTTCTTGTTATCTGCTTTTTCACTTTGGCCTTTCTTTTCAGGACCATGACCTGGTTCCTTGTGTGTAAATGCAGACTTTGCTGCTTTTGCACCAGGAACATTAATGTTTCCAAAGTTTTCTTCCTTAGTTGCCGGATTTAAAAGACCACCTTTAGTGCCTTCTCCTTTAGCTTCTCCGCCGAACTTAGGTGCTGTTCCGCCCATGTCGTTATACTTTGGCTTATTGAATAAGCTCTTTGTATTTTGTCCGTTATCACCATGCTTCGGTTTTGCAACAGCGTTTACATATTCAAGCATTGCTGCAAGTTCGTCAACAGGTTCTTCTGGGCCAAACTCATCTCCGCCCATGTCGTCCATTCCGCCCATGTCGTCGTTGCCAAACATGTCATCATGTTCTGGTTCATCTTGCTCGTCGGCCATTAAT